CTAGCGCGTGGCTCTCACCTTTTTCTCGCGGCGGCGGTCGTAAATCTTGTTCACCATCCGCTTATCCGCGTGTCCCGTGGCGTCGGTAATGTTCTCGTCGCCTTCCTCCTGGCGGTCCGTTACAGCAGTCGGCCGCATGTCCGCGAGCGTGAACCGTTCAAACGGGATCTTCCGCTCGAGCGCGACCTTTTCACAGAATTCCATTAGCCGCGTCCATCCCGTATTCCAACCGCTGCGCGTGTAGACCTGGCCCGCGGTATTGCCGAACACGTAGATGCTGGCGGTGCGTTGCAGCGAAAGCGCCTCGTCGATCACCGCTTTCAGTTCCGGCGACCAAAGAATTGTCTTGAACCGCTGTGCCTGCCCGGCCTTACGCTTGCCTATCGGAATCTTCACACCTTCCTCGGCAATCGATTGACGGCGAAGCTCGCGCATCTCCGTCGGGCGACTCACCGTGAGGTACGCAGCCTGGACGCAAAGCGCGAGAGAAAGATAGGTCGCGGCCGACTTCCCGTCGCGCCCTTTGCGCGTGCGCGCAATCTCCACTGCCAATGCAACATCCTGCAGCGTCACCACTCGCGTGCGTGGCTGTGTCGGGTTGTATTTGATGCCGCGACATGGGTTAAATTCCAATAGCCCCAGGCGGCGACCATATTCGAGCACTGCCGACAGCAACGCAATTTCCTTGTTCGCTTTCGCTGGCGCACCGCTGGCGGCGCGCTTGTCGAGGAACCCATAGACGTGGTGCGGCTTGATTGCCTTCGGCGCCATCTTGCCGAATACCGCCTTCAGCCACTTTGCTTCGATCATGTTCTCGTCGAGCGTGATCTGTGCTTTGCGTCGCTCGTCGCTCGGCAACATGTCTTCCTGCCACTGAAAATACCGACTAATGAGGGCATCGACAGTGCCGGGTTGGATCGCGTCACCATTCAACGCCTCGGCGCGCTCGATCGCTTCTTTGCGTATTTCCCCAATCTTCTCTTTGTGATTGGTCGGGGCAGACAAGCGGAACGCCCACTTTCCGTTAGGCAGCTTGTAACCGAAACTGACCTTGTGCTTGCCATAGCTCGCATAAAGCCGGAATGGCAAACCATCAGGACGCTTGCGCCGGCCGATCATGATTCGAACGCCGTGAAGTCTGGCTCCTCAGTAGAAGCCACGGACGGCGTTCCCGTGCCGCACATGCGTGCGTTGTGATACTCGCGCGCAACCTGGGGGAAGCCGGAAATGCTCACGGCAAACGGCCACTGGTTTTTTGCCAGCCAGCGTTTCATGCATGCGTGACTGGTCGGCAGGCATTCGACGAGTTCGGCGAGTTCGTCCCGCGTCAAGTATCGACTCACATTCATCATCTCAAACTCCGCACGGATCGAATCGCCACCGCAACGCGCCTGCGTTCGGCGGTCGCTCTCATAAATTCAGACCAATTAGCCGCTACATCCTGCGCATGGCCTTCTGGCTTATGCGGCCACTCTGCCACTACTGCATCGCCACCGCCAAGCGCGATATTGTGATCGTCGGCAACTCTGCACGCCTCAAACCACGTTCGCGCTGCGATCGCTTCATCCGATGCTTTTAAATGAACACACCACAACCGAGACGGCGGCGCGTTCACCACGCCTAGAGTTGCGCTACTCGGGCCGCAATTCATCATGCACCAACCGCCTAAGCACTCATCGCACCCATCGGTCCCCGGTCCAGAGCTTTCACGTGGCCGGCTAACCCAAGGCTTGACGCGCTGATTCCACGCCGATACCAGCCCGGTGATGCCGCACTCCCGGCACTTCGCTCGATCCTTCGTCCGATTGTTCGAATCGATGCAGATCTGCACTTGGTTCGAATCGCAGCACGGGCAATTGAGAACATCGGGAAACGCGCTCATGACACGACTCCCAACAGTGGCTTAAGGTGAGGAATCAACCGAATGGCAATGAGCGTCAGGCAGGCTCCCCAGATCGCACCTTGACACATGTAATAGGTTTTCAAATTCCACGCCATCATTTGTCCCTCGGCGCGCTAGCAGCGATAGCAATACGGCGCTCTTCATCTTTCGTTGCGGTCGCTTGCATCGCTGCGTCGTACATTGCCCGAGCAACGCTTTCGGGAAGATCAACGGATACATCAATGTCCGCAATTTTTACCCTCACGAAGCTCACATCGCCGAGCGTGATCCCCTCTGCCAGCATGTATTGCGGCTCAGAATGCATTGAATGCGCTACGTACACCAAGGCATGCTCAAGTTGCGTGAGCCGTTTCGCATCCTCTTTTGGCGTATCGCTCGGCGCGGCGCCGCGGGTGGCGTCCTTCGTGAGAGGTCCATACCATGTTCCGCCGTGCCACTGCTCTACCGGGCACCCCTCATAGAACGTGCAACTGCGAATGTTCGTGGCCTTCATGACGCCGCCTGGCGAATGGTCTGAAGGGCGCGTATGAACTAGAACCAAAGAAGCGGAACCCTCGGCGATCCACGCGTAAATACCGCGCTCGGTCGGAACCGGAACCGTGACCGCCACCGGCCGAGCATCAGGCCGGCTCTGTTCCGCAGTGGCGCGGGCTGCTTGCCAAGCGCATGCGTCTCGCCAGATTTGCCATGCGGACCGCCTGAAGACAGGCTCGTTCTCGTCATACGCGCGGAATGCATCTCGGCTCTCTTCGCTGTCGCCGTCGTATCGGTCATTCATGTCTTCTCCATTGGAGCGCTAGCAGCGATCAGTCCGGTTCCTTCTTCGTGACCGGGGCGCATGTCGGTCTTTCCGAACAGAGCGAGATGCCAGTTTGCGCACGCGCCGGCCGTTGTGATGATGTGGTGCTCACCCTTCTCGACATTCCCGGCGATATGCGAGTGGAGCGCCTTACCCGCCAGATAGCCCACGAGCCAAAACCAGTCTGCAGGCGTCTTGCCTGCATCGCCTTCCGCTCCCCATCGTTGCCGCTGATGCTCTGCCTCGATACTGACCGCACGCATGAAATCGTCCGCATGCGGCGTATTGATGATCGCGTTCAATCGCTCGATTTCAGCGAGCGCCTCAGTCAATGCATCGCTTGGCGTGGCGTCGCGGGTGGCGATACCCGAAAGCACTTGAGCGTCGCATGCAGCGCGTAATGCAGGATCGCGCTTCGTATCGCCGTTATAGAAGATTGGCGGAATAGCCACCGGCACGCTCGCGGCGGGACTGGCAGTGCCGACTTCATTAGAAACGCACCGGCATTTGTAATGCACGAAACCGCAGGTTTCACACGGGTTTGCGCCAGCAAGTTGCAACGCCAACCGGATCGCGCCTTCATTGCCGCTTTTGAAGCCCGCTTCAACAAGCATGATTTGAAAAGCATCTAGCGCTACCGGCGCGCTTCCAGTGATCTGAGCGGTGGAGTCCCACGTGTCGGCTTTGCCTTTCGTCTTGATGCTCGCTACGCCTGTCGTTTCAACATCGGCCGGTCGCCAGATATTTCCACACGCATGGCAAAGGTGCGACTTGTGCGGTGGATTCTTCCAATAGTCCGCGTGACTTGATCCAGGCGACCAAGCGCGGGGATGCTTCTCGGGCGCGTCGATGTGCTGTGCGTGACAAGTCGGGCAAAACAGCAACATAGGAATTGGCGTGGCGGAACTCACAAGAGAGTTCATTTCTTATTACCTCATTTGAAAAAGTAGCAGCCAAGCAGGAGCAGCAAGATAACGCCGATCACCACATCAGAGCTGTTCACGAATCGCGTCCGCACATTTGCCATCCATGCCACACGTGCCGCACGTGAAACGCCCGGCGATATCGGCTGATTGCTCGATGGCGGCGCGCTGAAGACTCGCCACCACGCCGCAAAATTTGTCGACGCTGCAATGAATCCCGTTGTCGAGCATCATCTGGATCAACTCGGCTTTGGTGTAACCGATTAACTGCGTTGTCACGATATGCTCCTGGGTTAAGGTAACGTCGCTCATGGTCGCAACCCCATCGCGTTAGCCTGATAGTCGCGCTTGGCCCGCGTGATCGCTACCCGGCGGCGCCAGGCGCCGAATAGAAGGCCCGGCGCTTCATGCGCGTAGTTACGGCATGTTTCCATCGCCGCTTCGATCATCTCGTCGTGATACCAGCAAAAGCATGGAACATGCGCCTCGACCCAATCGCGCAACGCAAGGCAACGCCCGCACGTTTTGAACACGGCAACACCATCGTAGATAGCGACCACATGCTCATACTTTTCGCCCGGCTGGACGCGTCCGTGACATTCGCGGCACGCGTGGACCTTCCGAGCCGTTCGAATGGTTTTCGCGTACACCTTCCACGCTTCGTCAAAATCGCAATCGCAGTACATGGCAATCACCCGAGAACTACTTCAATTGCGATTTCCGTTTCGATCGCCTCGAAATAGCGCGTACCAATTTCGTCATATTCCGGCTCGATGATGCCCTCGATATCCGAATACACGAGCTGACTGCCCGGTGTCATCCATTCGACCCGCGTCTCACCATGCGGCCCGGCGCCACGGCACAAACGGACGGGGCGCGCTTCGATGTATCGTTCCGCCGTCGGGGTATAAAGCTTGACGCACGCGGTGATGTAATCGAACTCGATAGCATCTGCAGCGCGTACATCTCCACGCTTGGCGGCTCGCCGCGCCTCTTTTTTGTAATCACGCATGGCAACCTCAGAGAGTGATGCGCGAGACGAGCCCGCGCCAGGTTCCGTTTTGCACCAGGAAGCCGCGTGGCGCCGACGAATCCCAAAAGAACGTTACTGTGTCGTCGCCAGCACGCGAGACGATCTGTGCGATTTGCTCGCCCTTGAACACGTGTTCAAAGCGCTCGTCGCCGCTCTGTGAAACAACGTCGAGAAAGAATTGCGCATCCTGGTCGGTATCTTTGACGCGCACGAAATAACCGTCCGCATCGCTTTCGAACCGAACGGCGCCAGTTTGGCCGTCATAGAAACGATGCATCGATATCGCGTCACGCAATTGATGCGTGCGGAACGTAATCGAGTTTTTCAGTTCGGGCAACCCGCGGCGCCATGCGGGATATTTGAGCAACGCCTTTTTCATGTGAAGTCGCGCATCTCCCTTGACCGCTATAAGCGATTCGTTCGATACGATTAGGCGCTCGGGATCAAAGGCCGCGAGAAGGGCCGCGCTCTTTGCCATCAGCATGAAGCCAAACGCCGGGACGGCAATCGTCGTCTGGTTGATCGCCATCGTGTTCACATCGGTCGCGACGGCATACACGCACTCGCCGTCCGACTCGAGCCATACGCCTTGACAATATGGCCGGATGTCTTTGTCGTTCGCCGCGAACTCGACGCTACCAATCAGATTCCCAAGGCCAGGAATATCGAAATCGGCGATGACGGATTCGTCTTGGGCAGCGACAGGCAGCGTCTCGCCGGGCACGATCGGAAGGCGAGCGGTGCAGCCAGGTCGCTCGACACCGAGGCGTCCATTAGGCAAAATCGCGAACTCGACATAGCCGTCACTCAACGCAGAGTTAAGGATCGGCGCCAGCTTGTCAGCGGGAACGCACGCGTCGATATCGCCGGGTTTGATCACCGCCATCGAAACGAGTGCCGTGACCTGGCCGGCGATGCTTGTTCCAAACAATTCGAGCCGATGATCGGCAAGCGTTCGAAGGCGAATGCACGACATGACCGGCGTCGACGAGCGGCGATCAATCGTCGCATTGACAACGCCGAATGCTTCGCGTAACTCACTCATTGGAACGCGGATAACAGAACTCATTTGCGACCTTGCGTGTTGTGATTGGGTTCCGAACTACGCGAGTATCAGATACGACTCACGCATCAGTCTTTCGGCGTACCACGCATCAAAGCTTGAATTGCTCTGGCGCGGTTGACGGCGCTTTTCCGTAGGCACGACGACACGCAGCGCTGGCTTAGCCGGTTTCTTTTTCATTATGTGCTCCTATGCGAGTGGATTGCCGCGACCAAGTGTTACGCGTCGTGGTCTTTCGAGTGCTTGATGCACACCTCGAGAATCGTATCGGCGAATTGTTCGGCCGCGATGTCGGCGCGGTGCTCATACGCCATATCGGTGATAGTGCGCAACCGGTCACCGTCCGTTTTGTCCACGATGAACGACGAAGGATCGCCAATGCTTTTTTTGATCGACTGATCTACCAGGCGAAGAACGCGCACGTAGTTCGCCTGACTACCGTCCTCATGAAACATAGACGAGAGCGTGTACGCAACATTGGCGATCCCGCCGCAATCAGCGGAATCGAAGACATGCGCGTGGGCGCCCACGGATAAGCAAAGAAAAGAAAGCAACGCTACGTGCTTCATGGAGGACTCCTTATATATTTTCGTTTAACTGCGATGAGTGAAAGCTTTGCCGGTTACCATTCGTCCGGCGGCGGCTACATGCTGGCCCGCGGGTGGTCGCCGAACCGGCCGGCGACGTACCGCCTAGGCCCGAAACAACCGCCCTAGGATCTTGGGGAAACGCCCCTTGGTGTTCTTTTCCTTCACGTTTGCGCCATGCATCAGCATGACGACTGCGAAAGCGGCTACTGCCCATGCGCCAGCTATGATATAGATTGACATTTCAGACTCCTATTTAATTGACTTGGTGCTTCGCCGGCGGCTCATTTTGAAATCAGGACCGAAGCGAGCGCGGCGTTGATTTGCTCGGACACGTGATTCAATCCCACGTAGAGCGCGCAGGCGATCACCAGGGCAGGCAAACCGACGATGAGGGAAAAGGCTGCTGTTTTCATGGTTGTCTCCTTATTCGATCAGGCCGCAAAGGTCTTTGTATGCGCCCGTCGATGTGACTTCCGGATGAGCCAGCGAAAATTCTTTGCTCGCCCAAATCATTCGGTCGTAACGCGTGCATCCGTGTTGACCGGCCAGGGCGGTACGCGCAAGGTGGAAGAGATTTACCAACTCGCCTTCCAACTCACGGCGAATGAAGCGAATTTGGTATGTGCTCATCTCGTTCCCCTAGTCGTTTTTGTGCTGCCTTGGAGACAAGCTTAGACTAATTTGTCCGGGAAGCAAAGACAAATTTGGGAATTCAGAGACGAATTTAGTACGCGAGCGCACTTTGCGCGGCGTACTTGAGGATGAAAAAGGGAGTGTTTAAGGGTTCTGCATTTTCCTGACTAACGCTGTTTGAGCCATCAGTAGCCCGCTCATCAGCTCTAGACAGTCTTCGTGCCGCGCATTCACGGTGCTATCAACCAACACCCCATTGACGACCTGGAGAGTAATTGTAGAGCTATTTGGAATGGCGACCTTTTCGGACAGTGCTTTGATTCTTTTTCCACCTACCACATACAGATGCGATCTCTCAGATTGAGCGCTCACGAAGTCCCCCCGGTAAGAGCGTTTTAAAAGGCGCTTTCGAGCGCCTTGCAGATCACTCTACGCCGGCCCGCGCCTTAGTGTTATCCCGGGGTTTACGCTCTGCCATTATCTCGAGTGTAGTTTCGATGTGCTCGATCTCGTTCTGCATAAGGGGTCTGAGATTGTCAATGGCCGTCAATTTCGCGATTAGACGCCTAATCTCCGGTCTGATCCCCCCTTTGAGCAATAGCTCCGTCGGGTCCATCCCCTCACAAAGCAGCAGTGGCGCCGCAATGCCGGTCGCTTCGGCGATTTTCTCGACCGTATCGAGCTGCGCGTTCGTCTCGCCACGGACGGCCCGATAGAGCGGCTTTACGCCGACCGGGCCGCGCCTCGGCAACTCTCCTAGCGTTCGTATATCCGCAAAGGGGGCCGACGGCCCTATCAAGGTCTGCAGGTTCCCCGCCAGGGTTCTGGCAAGCCGGGATACCGGTTTAATTGGGGTTACTGACACTGCTTCCTCCTTCATATGTTTGCGCACTGTTTTGACTCTATCGCGAATCTTTTCCCATAAGTGTCTTGCATGTTTGGACAAATATGTCCTAGAATTCCTCTCATGGATGAACTCACCGATATCGCAAACTGGCTCCGCGCCGAGCGTGGAAGTTGGGCACAGATCGCCTCGAGGTGCGAAGTCAGCACCAAGACGATCAACAGAATCGTGCACGCCAAGGTCGACAGCATTTCGTTACGGACCCTCGGCAAATTGCGGAAAGAGCGGGAAGCCATGACGGCGGTTCGGCGATTCGAACAATTGACCCGTACCAGTTCCGTCTCGACCGAGTCAGCTTAGGCCGGCTCGGTGAAAGAAGTTTCGGCGGTGCACAACCCGTAATTCAACGCGTAATTTGTTTCGAACAGTAACGGAGACATCGAAATGCCCCACGCATGCGATTGCCTCGATACCGCGCCCAATGCGCCGTCAATCGATCAGTTCCTGAGGACTCCGGTATGGCTCCCGGAGTCCGATATTGACTCATGCCACTCGTACCGGGCAGCGTGCCTTCTCGCATGGAAGCGCCGGCAGTTCCCTGGAATGACAAAGGCATTGCTGGCGTCATTGGTCGGGCTTCACGCACCACACGTCACGAATTATTTTCGTCCTGAAGAAAATGACAGGCACGGTAAGCCCCGGGCGAAGTTGCCGGCTGATGCTATTCCCGAGATCGAAAGATTCCTCGGCAATCGCGCCATCAGTCAGTTCCTCGCACATCAGGGTTCATACCATATCGCCGAGATCTACGCGTCAAGGGGCCAGCATGGAATTATCAAAAGCGTTGAGGATTGCGAATCGAGCCGGTGAAAAGGCCACGCGCACGGTAGGAGAGAACCGTGACGCGATCCAGAAGGAAATAGACCGTCTCGCAGCCAGCGACGACGAATTATTCGAAGCACTGCGAATCGTCGGCTTAACCGTTATCGCCGCGTATCAGCAAGCAAAGCATTAGGCCGACAGTCATGAACAAGATCAAGAAATCGCGCGGAAGCATCACGATCTATACCGATTCCGGGTATTCATCCTCGCAGGAATTCAAAAGTCCGGACCCCATCAACCCGCTGTTAGCCATGCTCGACGAAATCGGGCGAGTGCTGACGATAACCGGCGATGCCGAGTTAGCCCGCAAGACGCTCAATGAGGCAATCGAGCGCACCGAAAAGGACATGAAGTCATGAATTGGGATCAAGACATGACGATCGTCGACGGCCGTATGTATGCCGGCGATAAATGGCTCGGCGAATTCAGCAGTTACGAAGCGGCGATCGTCGTATTGAAGATCATGCGCAATAGTGGCTGGAACCCCTGCAGCGACACCACAAAGATTCTGACGCGCGCCGATCTTGACCTCATGGCCATCATCGACGCCGATTGCTAGGTAACGCCATGCGCCACGAAGATTTGAAGATCGGCAGCGATGTAATCCATATCGTCCACATGACGCCGCCTGACGATATCGATTGCGCAATGTGTGGGGATGCCGGTGATTGGAAATATGCCGTCCCGTACTACTGCGGCCCGGTTGCCGAGGGATGCAGTGAGGGCGGCTACCGGTGCGTGTGCAAGCCATGTCACGACCGATGGGCGACGTGGAACGACTCACTTCACTACTACGGAGCGTAAGGAGATCGCATGCGCCACGTATCCACAACAGAAATGATTAAGCGTCTCACCGGCATGCTTGGCACGAACGATCTAAACGAGTGGGAAGCGGAGTTCGTCGTAAGCCTGCAGCGACGCCTGGACGCCGGAAAGGTGGCGCAATTGACCGAAAAACAGGTCGAAAGCCTGGATCGGTTACACGGCAAACACTTCGCTTAGGGGAACACGATGAACGTTAAACCAGGTCAGCGCGCCGTGATAGTCGCTGTATTCGATCGGGAATTCCAATCGAATATTGGCCGTGTCGTCAGTGTAGAGCACGGAATAAAGCACGCGTTTTCGAGTAAGCCAGCATGGTTCGTAGTCTCCCTGTCGTCGCCCTTGCTCGCCCGACTCCCCGGTAGCCACTTCATGCGCGTGCCTGGAGCCGCGGTTCTCGATTGCAATCTCAGGCCACTCGTCGATGACAAAGACATCATTGATGTCGAATTCACTGAAATCCCGAAACACATCCACGAGGTAGCGTAATGGCCGGCGACATCCTTGTATGTGGAATGGTTGTCGTATTCGCCGTATGCGGGCTTGTTTTATGGGCGGTGCGCTGATGGAAGCGTTTGAACTCGATCGATGCTTGTACGGCGACTGTCGCGAGCGGCTTCCGGAGGTTCCCGAGGGGATCGCTGACGCCTGCATAGCCGATCCGCCCTACGGCGTGACGAATCTTAAATGGGATCGCATTTGCCCGGGCTGGATCGAGCCGGTTGCGCGGGTACTCAAGCCTAACGCGTCGTTTTGGGTCTTCGGCAGCATGCGCTTTCTGCCGTCCATCTTTGCAGCGATGGAAGCCGCCGGCTTTCGTTATGCCCAAGAGATCGTGTGGGAGAAGCAGAACGGGTCAAGCCTTCAAAATGACCGGTTCCGGCGTGTTCACGAATTCGCCGTCCACTTCTACCGCGGCCTATGGCGTGACGTGTATCGCGACCCTCAGTTCACGATGGATGCCCGCTCGAAGGTCGTTCGCCGCAAGGCACGTCCGTCTCATTGGGGTGGAGAAACGAGCGGCGTCACCTATGTATCCGACGAAGGTGGCCCGCGGCTCATGCGGAGCGTCATAAAAGCCCGTAACGAGCATCAGCAGTCATTGCATGCGACACAGAAGCCGCTTGCCATCTTAGCGCCGCTGATCCGCTACTCCGTGCCGCCTGGCGGCCTGGTGATCGATCCATTCCTAGGAAGCGGATCTACCGCTCTGGCGGCGCGTCAACTCGGGCGCCATTGGCTCGGTTGCGAGCTGGATCCGGCATGCGAGGAAATGCAGCGCATTCGCTTGTGTCAGGCCGGTATCGAGATGGAGTTCGAATAATGGCCGGCGACTGGATCAAGATGCGCACATCGCTGACACGCGATCCCCGAGTCATTGAGATGGCCGGATGGCTATTGAAGCAGCGCGAGTTTATGGGTTGGATGGCAAGCCAAATGCCCGTGTCTGCCGAAAATAGCGCAAATAGTAACGTGACGCATCACGTTACGCGTCACGTGATGATTTCGTTATGTGTCACAGCGCTGCTTGTGACATGGGGAACGGCACGCGAACAAGGAGACCGTGACGGCGATGATTTGATGCTTGTGCATTGCACCCTGGATACCATTTCTGCGATGTCGAGCCTGCCTCTTTTTGGTAACGCAATGGGGGTCGTCGAATGGGCGATCGAGACTATAGACGGGTCCGTAATCTTCCCGAAGTTCTTTAGGGATAACGAATCCCCCGATGAGCGGCACAAACGACAGGCTGCGGAAAGACAGGCCAGAAAGCGCGAAAAAGACCGGCTCAAGGCGCACGACGCCCCGCCAAAATCAGTCACGAAAAGTAACGTGACAGGCGACGTTACTGTCACGCACAGAGAAGAGAAGAGAAGAGAAGAGTTAACGACTCCTTTCAGTCGTCGTGCAGCCGGAGAATCCGAGCCTGTGGATAACTCCAAACAGACGACGACTTCAGATGGTCAAAATGACCATCAACCCCTAAACCCGCAACCAGACGGGCCGTGCTTAAGCGTGTCGCTCGATTGGCTGCTCGGCCACAAAGTCAAGATCGACGCGGAAAGCCCGCTGCTCGTCGGATGGGCGAAAGCCGGCGTGACGCCGCACCAATTCGACCTGGCGATTGCAAAGGCGAAGGAATACAAGCTCGCCCACATCCCGGCGAACTACCTTGCAACGATCCTTAACGAGATCCTTACGCCGCCCGAGCGCGCCAGCCCGCGCCCACACGTCGGCAATGACCTGGCGAGCGTGCAAGCGGCGGCGCGCGCTATCGGGATGGATGACGGCCGCATAGGCGAACAGTTGCCGGAGTATCGGCGGCGCGTTCTGGAAGCGATGGATAAGGGGAGACAAGCAGCATGATCGAAAAAGAAACCGGTGGTCGCGCATTTCCGTGGTGCGGCGATTTGAACAACATGCCGAGCATCAATCTCGGAATGACGCTTCGCGACTACTTCGCAGCGGCAGCGCTCCAAGGGCTTTTAGCGGATTCAAATGCACAGCCATTCGACGGTGAGCCGCCCGAAAAATTTCGGAATGTGGTGGCAGCAGCAGCATGGGCATATGCGGACGCCATGATTTTCTGGAGGGATGCAGCATGAGCAGAAGCGGACACAACGACGATTGCAGCGATTGGGCCTTGATTCGCTGGCGCGGCGCTGTCAACTCGGCCATCAAGGGAAATCGCGGCCAGGAGTTCCTTCGCGAACTCACCGCGGCACTTGATGCCATGCCGGAGAAGCGTCTGATTCGAGGCGAATTGGAAAGCCCCAATGGTGAGTTTTGCGCAATTGGCGTGCTCGGCCACGCGCGCGGTGTCGACATGACGAAAATCGATTCCGGCGAGCGCGTGGAAGTGGCCGCCGCATTCAACATCGCGCCAGCGCTCGCCGCTGAAATCGTCTTCGAGAACGACGAGTTCGAATGGTGCGAAACGCCGGAGCAACGATGGTTGCGCATGCGGAATTGGGTCGCGGGCAATCTGATCGAATCGCAGGAGACATCAGCATGAAATGCAATTGCGTGCGTGACAACGAAGCCCGGCTAAGCGAGCACTACACGAAGCAGCTCTGCATTCCGGCAAAGGCCGAAGCGAAAAACGTTGCGATCGTGTTCGGCGCCAGCGTGAGCGTACGACCTTACCTCCCGTATGCGATCAAGGCAGACAAGCCGGGATGGCGTGGCGCAAAGGGCAAGGAAATCAGCATGTTTTTCAACTTCTGCCCGTTCTGCGGGACGCCGACTGAAGCGGGGGAAATGTCATGAGCGAACAACCGAACCGGCAGAACGTCGCAAAAATCATCGCTTTGGTGATTCGAGAATCAGTCGCAGCCGAGAAGGTTAGGAAGCTGACTGGTGAACTCGCCCGCGTGCGTCAAGACCACGAACGCGCCATCAATGAACGCGATGAGGCAGAAAAAGCCCGAACCGCTGAAATGATCGCAATGGATCTAATGCCGCGCGGGAACTATGGGCACGAAGCCAGGATGGGGATGTTCCTCACCGAATTCATGCTCCAAGCAACCATGTCCGTACCTTCCCGCGGGGAGCCGCAATGAAAAAGGTCAATGACTATTCGCCTGACGAATTGGCGATCATCCTGAAAATCTACGCGTCAGTCGAGACGATTGAAAGCCAGATGCGCTTATTGCCCGGCAGATCGGCCAAAGGAGTCCAGGCGAAGGCTCGAGGCATGGGATGGAAAAAGAACATTCCCAATCAGACGAACTGCATGCACGAGTTGATGGCAGACGGCGAACCACGCACGGCCGTGGAGATCGAGCGAATCATCGGCGTGCGGCGGAAATTCGTTAGCGATACCCTCGCGCGGGCCGTCAAGGATGGGATGTATCACGTGACGGAATATTTGGGGAACTACCGTTCCGCTGTCTTCAAATTCGGGCCGGGCGTAAGCGTTCCTCGCCGGGAAGCGTCCCACACTCCCCTATGGGTCTACAGTCGCCGACGCCGTGCGGCCAAGAATGCGGCTAAATGGGCGGCGCGTAGGCTGGCGGAAGGCGGTGTGTCCCGGAAAACCCCGAAAGAACCTGAAGCCGTTAGCGAGCGTCCTGACGCGTTTATCGCAACGACAGCGGAACAGGACGAGCGCGAACTCGACGAACAGTTTCGCAACCCGGGGAAATGGTGGAAGGCAGCAGACTCGACAGTCGTCGATGCCATGCGCTTGATGGTGAGCGTCGGGCGGCGCGAGGATGAGGCGACGGCATGAAAAAGAAATCAACAATGCGCATCGACGCCGCTCCTGAAGACGGAAAGGTCGGAACGTCGACGATTCGGGGCTTTGCGCAAAGAAAGCTTGCAGAGAAATTCGGCATCGCGCCGAACAATGAACTCGACGAGACAATCTCTGGCATCCCGGAAAAGCTCACCCCTGCTCAACAGCGCATGCGTGATCTGATGGAAACGGTTAAGCCAGGTCATGGATTGCCCATCGCTAATCCGGTTCGCGATCCTGAAAAAACAATGCGTGCTGCAGAAACAACGCGGCGACTTCAGGCGCTCGGACGTTTGCCGGTCGGCACGATGAACGGGACGGAAAGCGCGTATGCCAAGCATCTCGATTTGCTGCGGCACGCCGGCGAGATTCTTTGGTATAGATTCGAAAGCCTGAAAATGCGCCTTGCCGATAACACGTTCCTAACCCCTGATTTCGTCGTGATGGGCGCCGACCGCGAGATTTTCTTCGTTGATGTGAAGGGCGCAAAGCCGCTTATCACTGAGGACGCAAAAGTAAAGATGAAAGTCGCGGCGGCGCAATATCCGTTCGCGTTTAAGTATGCATTCCCGAATACAAAGGGGCGATCTGGTTGGATCGAGGAGGAGGTTTAAATGACGGATAAAAAAATAAACCCTGAATGGGCCGCTGTCGGAAAAACGGTACTGATAATCGCCACTGGCGAAAGCATGTATGTGTGCGGTTTTTACGGAACAGATCATCGGGTGTTGGCATTTCCAGGCGATGATCAATCTCCTTTCGTGACCCTTCATTTAAGCGAGATCGTGCCTGGGGTCGCGCTTAAGTGCGTTAATTCGGCATCCGAAGATGTTCCACGGGAAACATCTTCGTCGATGGATAACACCGATCCGGTGAAACTGACGAATCCGAAGGATGCCGTAGCTGCGAACAAGCTTCCATTGCATCTCGTGTCGCCGATCGTCAAGGCTTACCAGGCGATTGCGCATTTCCTTGGAAGTGTGAAGTACGGCGCATGGAACTATCGCGCCGCTGGTGCTCGAGCGTCAGTCTATAAATCCGCGCTCGACGGACACATAAACGCATGGTGGGAAGGCGAAGAATACGACCCGACGGACGGCACGCCACACCTTGCTAATGCTCTTGCCTGTCTCGGAATCCTCATTGATGCGAAGCATAGCGGCGGCCTTGTCGACGATCGGCCGCCGAGCATGGGAAGCGAGCTGGCGCGCGTGCGTGCGGAGTTCGAAGCGATGATGCCGATCATCCGCGCAAGGTATGCCGATAGAAAGCCGCACCATTTTTCGATCGAGGACAAGAAATCATGACTCGCTTTACAGCAGTGGGAACTACCGTCGTATCGCTAAAAAGCGCTGTCATTGATCACGGGCCTTCTGGATTGGGAAATCGCATCACGTGCTTACGCAAGAATCGCATGATGAATATGTCGGATCTCGCCATGAAGATAAAAGTAAGCCGGCAAACAGTTTCGTTTTGGGAAAGCGGTTCGTGTTATCCAGGCGGATGGAACATCATCGAATTGTGCAGGGTGTTCGGCGTATCGGCTGATTACCTCCTCGGTTTGAATGACAAATCGTGACCGCACACGTGAGTTTTCCAAAACCCGATACGTTTCGCTCGCGGAAATTGCGCGAGGCGATTGCGCGCCTCGAATGCATGAATTGCGGCCGTGAACGTAACGGCCAGCACGCGCACGAGAACCAAGATAAAGGCATGGGCATCAAGACATCAGACGCGTGCGGGATGGCGCTATGCATCCCGTGTCACGTTGATGTCGACCGAGGCGGCAAAATGCCGAAAGAGGAACGTCGTGCGTTCGAAACGCTCATGGTTAAGAAAACGCTCGTCGCATTAATAGAACGCGGCGTGCTGGTGCTCGCATGAGGATCACCATTCGAATTCCGAAGCGAGCAATAGTGCGCGGTCAACCGGTTCACGCAAGTGTCTGCCAGACAGCGGAATGCACGGTTTTGATGGTGAGCCGGTTTCTGCATTGCGGGTTTCGTCGCCGCGGGGAGATCGGAAAGCCCGCGTGGGCATATGGCGCGCTTGTCGAGTTGCCAGAATGGATCACATTGCGCAACGGACGCCGTGAAACGTTCGAATTTGTCTCGATGCGTTTGAACCCTAGTTGGAAGCCCCCACTTTTCCCGGCTGGCAAAAATTCTTTAGACTTTAGAGAAGAAACATGAAAGAAACGATGATTTAAGAGAGGATCCTTTGTCGTGGCTCGTGGCAGTGCGAAATAAAATACCAAAATGTGGGGATAAACGATGAAAATGAAATCCGCGCCATTGTTTCAAACGAGCGTCGCGGCTTGTAAGTGGGCAATGCGCTATGCGTATGAACAATACGACATGTCGCCTACTGCGAAGATCGTCGGCGGTTGCGCGCTCGGGTCTGGTCGCGGGTTGTTCGGGCTTGACGGTGCTGGACAAGCTGGAATGGTGCTAAGGGAAATTGAGAACCTTTCGCGTTTTGATCTCGCTTTCATCGTTGCGACGTGTGCGCCACGAACGTTTGATTGCAAATGTGGCGCTCCGTGTTGCCGGCATTGGCGTCAAAACCCGATGTGGGAAAGCTCAATCGAATTCATCTGCGAATTCGCGCTCGCCCGCACTGGCATGGAGTTTTCTAACCTTCGCTTACGTCGCATGCTGGTTGAGAAGCATTTCGGCATTAAGCACAAATACACGGAAATCGCCGATTCTGCAGACGTTCACAGAACGACAGCCACGAAGCAATTTAAGCTTTTGACGAAAGGACTATCCGCTGTCGAATACCCGATTTGGGTTCGCTTCGATGCCGGCCTCGAGGAAATCGGCATGACGGGACCAGAATTCCAATGGGAGAATAAGGAACCCAAAAAAGGAGACGACAAGATGACCGAGGAATCACCAAAAACGAAGTATGTCGTGGTTTGGGGAATCGATCACGTGACGGTGTGGATAGACGAAGTGCCGACATGCGAAATGAATGCCACAGTCGTGCCGATCGATGGAAGTGTGATTTTCAGGCGCGCACATGACAAAAAGGTCATGGGAAAAAGAATCGTAGATTTGCTGGATCCAAAGTGGACCCAGGAAACAGTGTGGCGCTCCTTGTCTATGGCATTTGGCTTTGATGACGATGCGCCGCTCGAAGCCGTGAAGGCGACGTGTCCTCCTGATTTGGCGCCTCGTTTTGCGAAATTTTAGAAAAAAGCTTGACGACCGACATTTGATGTCGGAAAATCGCCTCTATTCGATACCGTAGGCAATTTGCGTAAAGAGTTATGAGCCCGTCCAAACGACGGGCTTTTTGCGTTTTAACCGTGTCTCCTCCTGATGTCGTGGGGATGTCAGGATTCGCCCGTTGCTGTGCGCATCGGGCTTTTTTATTGGTGCGACGATGATCTGCGAATGGATGTCACTTTTGACATTTGTTGCTGTCATCGCCGTTTTGCTGTTTGGTGGTCGTCGGCTGAATCGTGATCGCGATGGATTGCGCCAGTTCGGCGCGGCGTTATTGCTCGCTGCCGTGTTGCTGAGCATCTCGACCGGTTTTGCTGTCTGTGCTTTGGAGCAAATGCCAAATGGCTAAAGAATGCATCACGATCTCGGTATCGTTCGCCTGGTGGTTCAAACCAGCGGTTATCGCATGCATCATGCATGGGGCAATCACAAGGACAGATCCAGTGAGTTCGCCGCTTTGGCGTTTGGCCCGACGTGGTATGAAGACATGCATTGCGTCAGATGCCAGCGCGACCTAAGCATCTTTGTCGGCATCCTGGCTGCAATGCGTTACTCGATACCACTGCTGCTTATTGCCAACCGCATATACGTGAAACGCGTAGAGTCGTCGATGATCGTCGCGGTTCGTCTGCTGCTCGCGGCTACGGTTCGAAGTGGCGCGCTGCTCGCGCGCAATACCTTCGGATCAATCCGCTGTGCGTTGATTGCAAAGCGCACGGTCTGTTGGTTGCAGCGACGGATGTCGATCACATCGAACCGCATCGCGGCGATCAAGAGTTGTTCTGGCGGCAATCGAACTGGCAATCGCTGTGTCATTCGTGCCATGCGCGCAAGACAGCGCGTGAAGACGGCGGCTTTGGCAATTCGACACGATAGTCGATTCCAATAGGTATTTACCCTCTGTTTCGGGTGGTAGGGGGGGGTTAAATCCCTATCAGTAATCACCCCAAGACCGTGCGTGAGCCACGAGTTTCTTATCCGCAAAAAAACACTTTCAAAAAAACGGCGTAGAAAAACTACAAATGCACAAAATTGAGGAGTGGAAACCCGTTTCGGGGTGGGCTGACTTGTATGAGGTCAGCAATCTCGGTCGCGTCAAGAGCCTTGATAGGCTTGTCACTCAGACGAATAACGGCGGTGCGATTTATACCCGCGCGTACCGCGGGAAAATTCTGGCGGCAGCGCCAAATGAAAAGGGATATCCCCGCGTCGGTCTATCCCGAGACGGCGAAACGATGACAATTGAGGTTCATGTAATAGTCGCTTCGGCTTTCCTTGGCCCTCGCCCTGAGGGATTGGAAGTCTGTCACCGAGACGGTATTAAAAATAATTCCAGTGCTGCGAATCTCCGATATGGGACTCATATCGAGAACGCGCAAGACGCAATTTCGCACGGCGTGCCGCGCGGCGGTGCACCAACCGTCGATGAGCGCTTTACTCATGACCAGGTGCGGGATATCCGCGCTCGCGCACGAAGCACATCGCGCAAGATGCTGGCAGTCGAAATTGGTGTATCAGTTAATGCATTGAGTTTGCTGGTAAATGGCAAGACATATGCGTATGTGAGTATTTGACATGGGCCGCCCTCGAATTCCAACCAACGTGCTCGAGATGCGCGGCGCGTATAAGAAGGACCCGCAACGCAAAGCGGCCCGCGCCAATGAGCCCGAGCCGAACGGCGATGTCGGTGAGCCCCCCGAAAACCTTGCGCTCGATCAGATGGTGGCGTGGGATTACATCGTGGAGTGCGCCGCGCCAGGTGTTTTGTGTCGTGCCGACCGGATCGCCCTCGAGGTCGCCGCGGTGATCCTCGCCGAGTTTCGGAAGGCACCGGCCGACATGCCGGCGGCCCGCGTCGCGCTCTTGAACAAGACTCTTTCGTGCTTCGGCATGAACCCTGCCGACCGGTCCAAGGTCGTCGTTCCGGCAAAACCCAAGGCGAATACGTTCTCATCCCTGGTTGGCAAAAAGAAGGGATGATGGCGTGGAACAATGGCTCATCCCCACGTCACACGAGCGAATAGGTACGCGCGGGATGTCGTCGCTGGCAAAGTACCGGCGGGTAAATATGTCCGTCTCGCATGTGTCAGGCACCTTGACGACCTGAAGCGCTCGGCACAAAAAGGGTATCCGTACAAATTCGATAAGGACGCTGGCGAGAAGATATGCGCCTTTATCGAAATGCTTCCCCACACGAAGGGGAAATGGGCGGCGAAGCGCGAGAACATCGTTTTGCAGCCTTGGCAGTGCTTTATCTTGGCGGCGGCCTTTGGCTGGCTTCGCAAGAAAACGGGCTTTCGGCGGTTCCGCGAGCTGTATTTCGAGATTCCCCGTAAAAACGGAAAATCGATCATCGGCGCGGGGATCGCGCTGTACATGTTCACTGCCGACGGCGAATACGGCGCCGAGGTCTACACGGGCGCGGCGACCGAAAAGCAAGCGTGGGAAGTGTTCAGGCCCGCCAAGCTGATGGTTGAGCGAACGCCGGATCTGCGAGACGCGGCCGGCATTGATGTATGGGCCAAGTCTCTGGTGATCGAGGCGGATGGTTCAAAGTTTGAGCCGGTGATCGGCAACCCTGGCGACGGTTCGAGCCCGAGCTGTGCGATTGTGGATGAGTTCCACGAGCACGACACGCCGGCCCTCATCAACACCATGCAGACCGGCATGGGCGCTCGTGAGCAGCCGATCACGGCCATTATTACGACCGCGGGCTTTAATCTCTCAAGCCCGTGTTATGACAAGAATTTGGAGCTGAAACGCGTTCTCGATGGCGTTATCGCGAACGACGAACTCTTCGGCGCAATATTTTCTATTGACGACGGCGACAATTTCGCCGATCCGAAGGTATTGAAGAAGGCGAACCCGAATTTCGGGGTTTCGGTCTTCGAGGATTTTTTGCTCGCGCAGCAGCGGCGAGCGGTGCTGAACCCGGTTGAGCAAAACCGGTTCAAAACAAAGCACCTGAATGTATGGTGCTCGGCGCGCTCCGCGTGGATGAGCATGCAGGTATGGCATTTGTGTGGCGACCAGATGCTTAAGCCCGAAGAGTTGGTCGGTTGCGATTGTTTCTTCTCGCTGGATCTGGCGAGCAAAAGTGACATCTTGGCGTTCACCAAGATATTCGTAAAAGAGATTAACGGCCTGAAGCACTTCTACGTATTCGGACGGTACTACTTGCCCGAGGATGCGCTCGAAGAGTCTGGCATCAATCAGGCGGCCTATCGAAAGTGGCACGCGCAAGGTTTTCTCACATTGACCGATGGCGCGACGACCGATTTCGAGGCAGTCATTGAGGATGTGGTCGCCGACGCCAAGATTTACAACCCGAAAGAGGTTGTATTCGATCCGTTTAACGCCATGCATATGGCACAGCGGCTCATGGACCGGGGTTTGACGCTCGTCGAATTTATTCAGAACCCGGCTAATTTCGCCGTGCCGATGGATGAAATCTTGACGGCGGCCAGGGATGGAAGGCTGCATCACGACAAAAATCCAATGCTTGATTGGATGATCTCGAACACAGCGGTGCGACCGACTAAAAAAGGTCTTTTCGCACCAACCAAAGAAAAACCCGAGCAAAAAATAGACGGAGTGGTCGCCATGATGATGGGCGTTGCCCGCGCTTGCGCGACCGACTCTCACATCCTGACTCTGCCCGCCGGTTACTCAATGACATCCGTATGAACGCCATTACTTATAACCTCGCGATCGCGACCGGTGTTGCTTTAGCCGGCTTCGGTACGTGGCAGATCAACCGCCCGGCCGGGCTCATCGTGACAGGCGCTTTAGTGATCGTCTTGACGGTCTTTGGCGCGCTGCTCGCAGCGAGGAAAGCGTAATGTTTCTAAACATTCGCGCGGATGATGGCGGTGATAGCGGCGACCGGTCGCCGTGGGGTAGTTTCTGGTTTTCGCCGCTTCCGTTTCGCGGCACGCCGCATTCCGTGACGGCAGATGCCGCCATGCGCTTGACCGCTGTCTATGCGGCCGTGCGTGTGATCGCGGAATCTGTCTCGACGCTTCCGTTTGCGCTCTACAGTGAGAACGACAAGGGCGAAAAGACCAAAAACCGCTCACATTGGCTTTACAAGCTGTTCGCCCGCCGGCCGAATGACTTTCAGAACCCGATGGAGTTTCTGGAGTGCATGACGGCAGTTCTGGCGCTCCGCGGCAATGCCTTTGCGCGGATCTTCTCGAACTCGGCTGGTGAAGTCACTGACCTGATCCCGATTCACCCCGATTGCCTCGAAATCGAGATGCTCGGCGAAACGAATTGGCGCTTCCGCATGCGCCATGCAGACGGCACTATCTCGATTATCACGCGTGGGCAGATGTTCCACCTTCGCGGCCTGTCGATGGATGGCATTCTCGGCATAAGCCCGATTCAAGCGGCGCGCGATGCGATCGCTACGGGACTATCCGCGCAGGATTACGCGCTCAAATTCTTCCAAAACGATGCCACGCCCTCAGGCGGTTGGATCGAGAACCCGAATCGGTTCGCGAACGAGGAAGACAAAAAGCTTTTCCGGCAGTCGTGGCAGGCATCACAGACGGGCCGCAACCGTCATAAGACCGCCGTGCTCGAGCAGGGCATGAAATACCACCCGGTGAGCGTCACGAACCGCGATGCGCAGTTCGTAGAATCGCGCAAATACAGCCGGAGCGAGATTGCGACGCTGTTCCGCATCCCGCCGCACATGATTGGCGACCTGGAGCGGGCAACGTTCTCGAACATTGAGCAAATGTCGCTCGAATTCGTTGTTTATAGCCTGATGCCGTGGCTCGTCAGGTGGGAAGCAGCGATTAAGTATCACTTTTTGACGGATGACGAAGATCTCAACGTCAAATTCCCGGTTACGTCGCTGCTCCGCGGTGATACGGCGGCCCGGGTCGCGTATTACACGCAAGGCATCAATGCGGGTTGGATGACGCGCAACGAAGCGCGGATCGATGATGATCGGAACCCGTTGCCTGGCCTTGACGAGCCCCTTCGCCCGCTCAATATGGTCGAGGAAAGCGAAGCGGAGAACAACGCGAACGCTACGCCGCCGCTCGGCGACGATCCGAACGGGCAACCAGGTCAAGGGCAGCAGACAGCGCCAGATCCAGACGACCCGGACCCGGATGCGCGGCTCTTTGCGCTCGCGTCGGCTGGCGCCGAGCGGGTAGCGCGACGAGAAATTGAAGCTGTCTTCTCGGCAGCGGCAGGACGCGGCGCAACCCTCGAAGTATTGAATCCGCTGTATGTGCGGCACGCGCCTTTCGTTGCGGCAGCGCTTGGCGTGCCGCAATCTGCAGCCTTGGCTTATTGCCATGCGCAAATCGAATTTCTCGTCGCAAATCCGCAGACGACGAACGTCGATTTCGTTGAAATTGCCCGCTCACGCCTCGAGCGGCTTGCTATGAAAGGTGCTCTATGAAATCGCTTTATCTGATCTCAGAATTCGCATCCACGCCGTGGGCGATCCAACCGGAGCGCCTTCCGCTCATGGCTGCTGTGCTGGCGCGATGGGCGGTCGCCGGGGTTCCTCCTCAGGCCGTAATGGAAGGCGTCCGCGCTGATGTCGCGACGTTCGATGCGCGCCGAGGCGATGCCGCCGGCCGGTCGGTAAAGGGGAATATCGCGGTGCTCCCCTTCTACGGAACGGTAGTGCAGCGCACGTCTGCAGGCGACGAGATGAGCGGCGGCGGCTTGATGAGCATCAGCAAATACACGCAGCAATTGCGTGCGGCCGTGGCTGATGATTCGGTCGGCGGCGTTCTGATGGACATCGATTCGCCTGGCGGGAGTGTCTACGGCGTCCAAGAGCTGGCAAGCGAAATTCTTGCTGCTCGGGCAACGAAACCGATCTATGCGGTTGCAAACAGCCTCGCCGCAAGCGCGGCGTATTGGGTCGGCGCCGCGGCGAGCGAGTTCTATGTGACGCCTGGTGGGCAAGCCGGATCGATCGGGGTATTTATGGCTCACCGGAACATGGCGGCGGCTATGGAGAAAGAGGGAATTGAAACGAAGCTCATTTCCGCCGGCAAATACAAGACCGAAGGCAATCCGTTTGGCCCGCTCACGGCCGAAGCCGAGGCCAATTTGCAGGATACGGTCGATTCGTACTACGGCGCGTTCACGCGCGGGGTTGCGACGGCCCGCGGGGTCAATGTGGCTGCAGTTCGTGAAGGCATGGGCCAAGGTCGTGTTCTGAGCGCCGCTGATTCCGTGAAAGCCGGCATGGCCGACGGTGTAATGACGTTTGACGAAGTGCTGCAAAAGCTGGCTCAGGCCATCGGTGGAAGCACGCAGGCGAAGAGCAACAAAACCGCGAACGCGCGGCGCAATCTGGACATTCTTAGCGCCTCTTTTTAACCGAATCAGGGCACGCGCAGGCCCGACGCCGACATTCCATTGAATGCCGGCGGCGATCCATCGATCGATAGCGCAAACCCGCATCAATAAACCAGCCGGCTCACGCCGGTTTTTTCGTTTACGGAGATTGGAATCATGAATAAGACCATCCGCGCCTTGCTGGCTCGCCGTGCGGCAGCGACCCAAGCCGCTCGTGCACTCCTGGACGTTGCCGCCGCTGCTGGCGATCGCGACCTCACCGCAGAAGAACAAACCGCGTATGACGCCCATATGGCGGACATCAGCAGCCTTTCCGCAAAGATCGAGCGGGAAACCACCCTTGCAATGGCCGAAGCGTCGGCCGGCGTCCACATTCCGGATGATGCAGTCATTCGCCTCAGCGACAACCGTCAAGGCGACGCAACGCGCGGCTTTGCGACGTTCGGCGAGTTCGCGGCAAGCGTTCGGCGTGCCGCTGGCGGTGCGCGTGCGACCGACGAACGCCTGATGATCGACGCTGCTGCTCCGTCTTCGTTCGGCAATGAAGCCGGCGGCCAAGACGGCGGCTTCCTCGTGCCTCCACAGTTCTCCCAGGAGATTTTCACGCTCTCCCTGGAAGAGCAAGCCATTCTCGCCATGACGGATAACACCCCGATCAGCGGGAACAGCATGGTTTTCCCGAAGGATGAAACCACGCCGTGGGGCACGGATGGTATCCGCGCTTACTGGCAGGCAGAAGCATCCGTCGCAACCGCGACCAAGCCGAAACTCGGCGTCACTGTCAGTCGCTTGCACAAGCTGATGGCATTGGTTCCGGTTACCGATGAACTGCTCGATGATTCATCGGCACTCGCCGGTTATCTGCCCGCCAAAACCGCCGCTTCGATCCGCTGGAAAACCGACGAGGCAATTCTTTTCGGCACGGGCGCTGGTCAGCCTTTGGGCGTGATGAGCAGCCCCGCCGTTATCACGCAGGCAAAGGATTCGGGGCAGGCCACGAACACCCTTTCGCTGTCGAATCTGACGAACATGCAAACGCGCCTGATGGTGGGTTCGATGGCGCGCTCGTTCTGGCTCATGAATCCCGACTTGATCACGGCACTTACCGGCATGACGCTCGGTAACTACCCGATCTATTTGCCGGTCGGCGCTGGCGTGGGTGGCTTGCAAGTGTCGCCTTACGGCACGCTGCTCGGCCGGCCGATTGTGTTGTCGGAACATGCTTCGGCGTTCTCGTCCAAGTCGGACATTTCGCTGCTCGACATGTCCTACTACCGCACGATCACGTCCCGCGGCGGCATTCGCACGGACACGTCCATGCATCTGTATTTCGATGCAGACGCGACGGCGTTCCGCACGACGTTCCGTGTCGACGGTGCACCGAAGATCGCCGCGCCGATCACCCCGCCCAAGAGCACGAACACACGTTCGCCGTTCGTGACGCTCGCCGCTCGATAAGCCGTCCTGGTTCGCATCGAAACGATTTGCCCGGCTCGCCCGCCGGGCAAATCACACCACTTTCAATTGCAAAGGAAAAGCCATGTTGCCCAATGTAAAAGCATCCGAACAGGTTGCCGTTCTCGCGGCGATCAACCCCGCAAGCCAAGCCGCTGGTGCAGCAACCAGCGGGTGGGTTTCCGCCGCCGATTTCAATAAGTTTCTCGCGGTAGTCCAGACGGGCGCTTTCGGCTCGTCCGCGACGGTCGATGCCAAGATTCAGCAGGCGTCCGATTCGTCCGGAACCGGCGCGAAAGACATCACCGGCAAGGCAATCACGCAACTCGTCGCGGCAAGCAACGCGAATGAACAGGCCGAGATCAATCTGGACGCCCAAGAGCTGGACGTTTCGAATGGTTTTTGCTTCATTCAATTGTCGGTGACGGTTGGCGTGGCCGCGACATTGACGGGCGCTGTGCTGTATGGCTTCGTCCCGCGCTATGCCCCCGCATCCGCCTTCAATGCAACGTCCGTCGCGCAGGTCGTCGCCTAACCGCTGACACTCACGGAGAAGCGGCCGGCGTTCAAAGCGCCGGCCGATACATTCGATGCCAGAAATCTGCCTTATCCCGCCCGTCGGCGAACCCGTGAGCGTCACGGAGGCAAAGCTCCATCTGCGAGTGACCGACACGGCTCAAGATCTGCTCATCGGGATGATGATCTCGGCAGCTCGCCGGCATGCGGAGATGGAAACGCGGCGGCAATTCCTGCACGCGCGATTCAAATTGGTGCTCGACAAATTCCCAATGTCGGGCGTCGGTACGCCGTTGCCGTTCTCGCGTGTCGTCAATGTGCCGGGCTATGCCGCGAAATTGCCGCATGCGCCCGCTGTCGATATCGTAAGCGTCAACTATCTGGATATGAACACGTCGCCCCAGGTCATGGACCCGGCTACGTATGTTGCAAATCTCGCGATCGAACCGGGCATCGTTACGCCTTGCTTCGGGCAGATTTGGCCGATTCCCCTTCCGCAGATTGGCGCCGTCTCCTTTACCTATGACGCCGGGTACGCCTCACCGATGACGGTTCCGGCCGCCGGCACGGCATTCTCCGTGAACGGTCCCGTGACATGGTTGCCGGGCGCCTTAGTGCAGTTCTATAACTCGGGCGGCGCGCTTCCGTCGCCACTGCAACCGCAGGCAAATTATTTGATCGCGACCGCCGCGACCGGGACGTACACGCTCACCGATATGGCGGGTAACCCCATCACGTTCACGGATCAAGGAAGCGGGTCAAGCTTCATTGGAGTCGTGCCGGAAGGCATCCGGAATTGGATCCTGATTCGGGTCGGTTCGATGTATGAAAACCGTGAAGAGGTCGCGATTCTTAACCGTGGGCGCGTGGAAGAGTTGCCGTTTATCGATGGCCTGCTCGACCCGTATCGCGTCCGCGCCGATAGCTTCGATTCGTACTAGCCATGACAGCCCATCTACGCCGCGGCGAGCTTAACCGCTACGTTGCTATCCAGTCGCGCACGTCGACGCCGGATAGCTTCGGCGAACCCGCTCAAACATGGACGACCATTAAATCGGTCTACTCAAAAATAGAAGCGTTGAGTGGCCGCGAACTGCTTGCCGCGAGCGCGGTGGCGAGCGAGGTTTCGCACCGCTTCACGGTGAACTACGACGCCATTTTTGCAAACCCGCTCGTCGTCGCGACGTATCGCGTGCTCTATGGCACACGCATTTTCGATATCAGCGCGTGCATGAATATCGACGAGGAAAACCGCGTCATTGAGTTGCTTGCATTGGAGGGTCTGAGCCTTGGCTGAACTAAAGCACGTTACCGGCTTCGCCGAACTCGCGCGCGCGCTCGGGCAGCTTCCGCAAAACATCTCCCGCAACGTTCTGCGCGGCATGGTCAATGCCGGCGCGACGGTCATTCGGAAAGAGGTCGTCGCGCGGGCGCCTGTCTATGAGGGAACCGACCCGCGCGTCGATCCCGGCCTGATTCAGCGGTCCATCTTTCAGAAGCAAATCCCCGAGCGCTCGAATCGTCAGGTCCAGACGTTCTACGTCGGCGTGCGTGTTGGCAGCGGAAAGACTGTGAAGATTCGCGGGCGTGTGCTCAGTTCCGATGCCTGGTATTGGCGATTTTCCGAGTTTGGCACGGCGAAAGAAGCCGCAAAGCCTTTCATACAGCCGGCCTTTGAGGCGAAGCGCCTGGATGCGCTGGATGCAATGAAGCGCTATGGAGAAGATCGCATTCCAGAAGAGTACAAAAAACTTGGTTTGACCTACAAACCATGAGCACGATTCAGGAACAGCTCAACGCGCTGCTCGTCGGCATCTCGGCAAATGGCGCATACCCGCTCGTCAATACGGGCAATGCGGTGTATCCGTTTGTTGTCTATCAGCGCATGCCGAATTCCATCGAAAACACCATGTCGGGCAATGGAACGCCGCCGATCAATAGCACGAAATTCATGATCAAGTCGTGGGGCCGCACATATGCCGATGCTGTGACGATGGGCGGCGCGGTCACTGACGCGATGGCCGGATGGGCTGTGCAAAACGTCAAGGCGCATGAGCACGACGAATACGACGAACCGACGAAATCCTTTTGCATCATCCAGATTTATTCAGTCTGGAGTCCTTCAAATACGTAGCACAACCCGCCCGCGGAGCGGGCTTTCTCTTAGGAGCAGCAAAAATGACATCCACCGCAATTTCGACCCAAGGTTCCACCCTCCAGGTGGCGACCGGCGCGGGTTCCGCAAAGACCATCACGGCCGCGGCGCTTGGTTTCCCGACCATCCTCACGTCGGCCGCGCACGGGCTCGGTAACGGTGATGTGGTCGCCATCACCGGCTCGACTGATCCCGTGGGCTTGAATGGAACCTTTGTGGTGATGAACGTCACCACAAACACCTTCGCGGTCCTCGTCGACACAACCGGCGGCGTTGCACTCGCCGGCTCGCCGATCGCAACGCCGCAAGTCTGGACCCCGGTGAACAATTTCAAAACCATCAAGGGTTTCGATGGTAAGACGACTGTTCTCGACGCGACGAACCTTTCGAGCACGGCGAAAGAAAAGCGCGCGGGCCTGATCGATTTCGGCCAGTTCTCGTTTGATGTCGACGTGGACGTGTCGGACGCCGGCCAGGTCGCCATGCGGAATTTTCAGGTCGCGGCGACCCTGACTCAATACAAGCTCACCTTGCCGAATGCGCATACGGCCACGTGGACGGCATTCGTCGAAACCTTCCCCTGGGATGGCGGCGTGGACAAGCTCCTCACGGCTAACGTCGTGCTCGAAATCACCGGCCCGGTGACGTTCGTTTAATTGCGACCGGCGCAATAATCTCAACACCAATCCAAGGGAACAAATCATGACAACGATGCGCGCGAAATTGCAGGTCGGTTTCGTCCAAGAGTGCAACTACGGCGTGGCCGGCGCCAAGTCCATGGAAGTGCTGACCATGCACGCGGTTGCGAAATCCACGGCCTATCCGGAAGACGGGACCGACGAAGACAACACGTTCGCAAAGTTCTCGCCGGGCGCCAATCTGTCGATCAACATTGCGAATCCGGCATTGTGGGGCGGGTTCAAGGTGGGAGACAAGTTTTACGTCGACTTCACCCCGGCCGCCTAATTCCCGGCTCGTTATTCGCAATCAAAAACACTCAGGAAAATACAATGTCTTTTCTCACGAAAGAAGCAATCCTCGCGGCCGATGACCTAAAAAAAGAGGTTGTCGACGTCGAGGAATGGGGCGGCTCTGTCGGCGTGCGCACCATGACGGCCGCCGAGCGCGACGTGTACGAATCCAGTCTCATTTTGCGTGACAGTGAAGGCAAGATGACCACCGACACGCGGAACATGCGCGCCAAGCTTGTCGCCCTCACGTTGGTCGACGAATCCGGCGCGCGCCTGTTCACGGAATCGGAAATCGAAGCGCTCACGGCGAAGAGTGCCGATGTCATGCACCGTCTGTCCGAGGTTGCACAACGGCTTAACGGCATGGGCGCCAAGGCCGTGGAGACAGCGGAAAAAAACTCCGGAGCCGCCCCGAGCGGCTTGCCCTCTTCAAGTTAGCGATGGCGATGGGTAAAACCGTTCGGGAAATGCTTGGGAGCATGGACGCCCTCGAGCTTACCGAATGGTTTGCCTATATGCGCATCGAAACACTTCCTCAGGATCGATCTGATCTCCAGGCCGGCATTGTGGCGTCCGCTGTCGCTAATTTCGGCTATCGGCAGATTAGAAAGCCTTATCCCGCATCTGCCTTCATGCCATACCTGAACCGCGCGGAAAACGGCCCGGTATTGCTTGCTGACAAAGACAAACAATCCGCTCTCATCATGAAAGCCTGTTTCAATAAAACGGTCTGATATGTCACTCGGCTCCCTGGTTATCGAACTGCAGGCGAACGTAGCGCGTCTCGAATCCGATATGGGTCGAGCCGCGACGATCGCCGAAAGCAAACTCAAAGTTATCGACCTCGCGGCGGCGCGCACGGCAAAGAATATCGAGAACATGGCGGCGGCCGGCGGCGCTGCGCGCAATGCAGAAGGAATCGCGCGAACGGCGAAGGAGGTCGAGAACCTTGGGTTTAAGTCCGTCGGCGCTCGCCGCGAGCTGCTGGTGTTGGCGCACGAAATCTCGCAAGGCAATTGGAAGCGCGCGTCGGGATCTGTCCAGGTGCTCGGCGAGCGCTTGGACATCATGGGAAAGATCCTGTCGCCGGTCGGGCTGTCGATCGCCGCGACCGTGGGCATAATCGCTCTCTTCACCGCTGGCGTCATAAAAGGCGCGATCGAGTCTGAGCACTTCGCTAAGTCGCTTCTCCTGACTGGCAACTATGCCGGCCTCACGGAAGGTAGTTTTAACAAGCTTGCCGAATCCAGCGCGGCGGCCGCCCAATCCACGATCGGCAATTCCCGGGAGATGGCGCAGGCTTTCGTTTCGAGTGGCCGGTTTTCTGGCGATGCACTTCAATCGGTCACCCTGGCCGCGTTAAAGCTCCAGGAGGCGACGGGTCAGAGTGCCGATGAGGTCGCCAAAGATTTCCTGAAAATGTCGGATGGCGTCCTGAAGTGGGCAGTGGAGATGAACCGCCAATACCACTTTGTTGACGGTGCACTCTACGATCACATCAAGACGCTTGAGGATCAGGGTAAAAAAGAGGAAGCCGAAGCCGTTGCGTCCGATGCTCTGTATTCGCATCTTGGCGGCTCTGCCGTGCAAAACGTTGGATTGCTAACGGAAGCATGGCACTTCCTGAAGCAAGCAATGAGCGACACGAACGACGAATTGCTTGCGATCGGTCGCACGACGACCGTAGAGGATCAGATCAAGGAGGTTCGCGGCAATATCGCGCAAATTAGGAACGCGCAGGCGGGCGCGTCGGGCGGCATCAATTCCGATATCTACGCCGGCCAGCTCAACGCGCAAAACGGCCAGCTAAGCCGGCTCACGGCGAACCAGCGCAACCAACAATCAAACGCCGATCTCACCGCGACGCGCAAGAAGCATGACGATCAGGTAGTAGAGGCGAAACAGTTTTGGGACCGCTTCACGGCGGCCCATCATACCGGCGCGGAGCAGTTGCAAAAGCAACTCGACGAAGTATCGCGAAACGGCGCGCTCGCTGGCGCATCGCCCGCCGATATCGCCGCAGCGCAAGATAAGGTTCGCAAAGAGTTCGCGCCCAAGGGCGGCGGCGGCTCGGTTGCGCATGCCGATTACCAGGCGGAACTAAAGCCGCTCGAGGATCAGGTTAAGGCCGAAGATCAGATCCTCTCGCAGCGCGAAAAAATGCTGACCAAGTATTACAAATCGAGTCAGCTTTCGATGGCCGACTATTACGGCGGCGAAGAGTACGCGATCCAGGAGGCGACGAAGAATATTACGGCGCTCTACGATCAGCAGATCAAAGCCGCCGAGTCGTATGCATCGCATGCCAAGGCGGGGTCCGCGCGCATCAGCGCAAACACGCAAGCGCAATCCCTTCGCGATCGCCGCGATAGTGCCGTCTCGAGCCTGAACGAAAAAGGCGACGTGATCCAAGCGCAGCAGCATGAGGACATGGAGAAATATGCCGAAGAGGTCGCGCGTGTGAACGGCGAGCTCGCGAAACTGCACGGCAACATGGCCGAAAGCGCAGGCGCGAATTTCGACAAATCCAACCGTAACGTCAAAGAACGCGCGACGGCAGAGAACGATACGGGCGCGCTTGCAAGCCTCGACGCACTCCGGCAGGCAGAAGTCGCGCAAGCTCAAATGAATGAGCTTAAGCAAAAGGCGGCCGAAATTGAGCAAACGCTCCAATTGGCGACGCAGCGCGTAAATCTCGAAACGTCGACCGGACAGAAAGGCGACCTGGCCGGCATGGTGCAAATCGGGCAGCTTCGCCAACAGGCGGTGCAGCAACTCGCACAGATCGAAGCGCAGATGGAACAGATTGCGCAGGCGTCCGGGATCAAGGGGATGACCGACCAAGCCGACCAATTCAAATTGAAGGTCGACGAGATGGCGGAATCCACGAACGTGGTCGGCAAGCAGTTCAATGACATTTTTGCCAATAGCTTCGCAAACATGCTGGACAAATCCATCACCGGCACGAAGTCGCTGAAACAAAACTTCATTGATATGGCGAATTCGATCGAGCAAGCCATCACGCACATTGTCTCGACCGACCTCGCTAACCAGCTCTTTGGCATTGCTGGCCAGGGCGACCAAAGCAGCGGCGGCGGCGGGATGATCGGACAGTTACTCGGTCTGGCGGTTGGATTCCTTGGCGGCGGCGCGTCGGGTAGCGAGAACCTCGGCGCATCCGGGACGAGCACGCCTGACGATCTCATTTCCGGCTACCGCGCGACGGGTGGCCCGGTCGGCGCCGGCAACATGTACCAGGTCGGCGAGAACGGCCCGGAGTTGCTCACGATGGCGAATCGCACGTTCCTGATGATGGGCGATACCCCTGGCAAGGTGTCGCCGATGGGGTCAGGCGGCGGCAGCGGTTCGGGCTCGAATGTCTTCAATATGAATATCGGCGTACCCGCTGGCACGACTCGACAAACCGCGCAGCAGCAGGCTTCCGAAATCATGCGGCAGGCGAATATCGCGATGGCGAGGAATAACTAATGAGCTTTCTCGAAACTCCGCGGTTTCCCGACAACATCTCCTTTGGAGGCACGGTCGGGCCGTCCTATTTAACCGTCGTAACGCCCGTCTATTCCGGTCGCGACGGACGCATTCCGGCATGGTCACAATCCCGCATCAATTTTGAGGTCGGCCGGCGTTCAATGGGAATGACCGATACGGCGGCGCTTGACGCCTTCTTTCGGACGGTCAAGGGCCGCGCCTACGGCTTCCGGATAATGGATTGGACCGATTGCGCATGCAGCGTCGCCCAAGGCGTCCTAGTACCCCAAATCACGGCCGGCTTGTACCAATTAGCGAAGATGTACGTAACGGGCTCGCTATCGGAAACGCGCTTGATTCAAAAGCCGGTCGCGGGAAGCGTGAGCGTCTACAAAAACGCGGCGCTGATCACGTCCGGCCTGACGCTCGATACCACTACCGGCCTTGTGACGATCACACCGACACCGGGCGGCTCGGACATCCTTTCATGGTCCGGTCAATTCGATGTGCCGGCGCGCTTTGATGTCGACGTGATGAAAAAACAAATCATGGACCGCGCGGGCGCGGGCGGCGAGTTGATTGTGAATTGGGATTCCATCCCGATTATCGAGATCAGAATCTAATGCGTACCATTTCTTCAGCGCTGCTCGCGCATCTGCAGGGCGACGTTAGGACGGTCTGTACGCTATGGCTGATCACGCGCACCGACTCGAGCGTGTTCGGCTTCACGGATTTCGATCAGCCGATTACATTCGGCGGCGTTACCTATCTCGCGCAGGGCGGTTATACGCATTCTCAGATTGAAAGCAGCAGCGACATGTCGACATCGAACATGGAGTTGTCTGCGATTTTCGACAGCGGCTCGATTACGCCGCAAGGGCTCGAATCTGGATTATGGGATTACGCCGGCGTCTCAGTGGCGCTCGTGAACTATAACGATTTGACGATGGGCGCGGCCGTGCTCGATAGCGGCTATATCGGGCAAGTCACGATCACGAACGGCAATTACAAGGCCGAGTTACGCGGCCTTGCGCAATTGATGCAACAGGATCAGGGCGATGTTTATAGCGCTACGTGCCGGGCAGTCTTCGGTGACTCGAAATGCACCATTAATCTGGCGCCTTTGACGTTCACGGGAAGCATTCTAAGCGTCGTTAATGCGGTGACCTGGAATGATGCCACTCTCACGCAGGTAGGACCGGATGTAGAGTTCGTGGACACGGCCGGTCATCGCGTACCGACAACCGGCCCGTATACGATCAAAGTCGCTCCCCCGACCGGCGGCGCGTTCGTCTCCAATACCGATGTTCGTGACGCATGGGGAAATACATGGACTGAGGTCGGCAGCTCGCCGGGAAACAATCAATACAGCGTCGCGGGCGACGGCACATACACCTTTGACGGAACGGATAATCCTGGATGGGAAGTGTTCATCGACTACACGTTTCAAGTCGGTTACTTCGCCTATGGGAAGGTCACTTTTTTGACAGGGTTAAACGCTGGCTTTTCGATGGACGTCAAAACCTTCGCGCCTGGCGTCGTGACGCTCGCAATGTCACTTCCTTACCCGCTTACGGTCGGCGACACCTATTCGATTGTTGCGGGTTGCGACCGGCTCTTTGGCACATGCAAGGCGCGTTACAACAACGTCCCGAATTTCCGCGGCGAACCCTATATCCCTGGTCAAGACGTAATCCTTAGGCCGCAAGGTTAATCATGACCGTGACACGTGCGGAATTCGTTGCCGAGGCGCGAACATGGCTTAAGACGCCATATCAACACCAGGGACGCTTAAAGGGCGTTGCATGCGATTGCATCGGGCTCGTGATCGGCGTCTCGCATGCGCTTGGCTTGACAGATTACGACATCACCGGATACAGCAAGCGGCCCGACGGCCGTTTGCGTCCGGTCATGGAATCGCAACTTGAAATGGTTCCGCTCGCGGCGGCCGACGCCGGCAACATCGTTTTGTTTCAGTGGAATGCCGCACCGCTGCATGTCGGCATTTTCACGGACAAATCACACATCATTCATGCATATCTGCCAAATCGCGCCGTCGTCGAAAACATCATTGATGCCCGCTGGCGTGCGCAGATCGTCGCGGCTTATTGCGTTCCGGGAGTTGTATAGATGGCACAGCTTGCGATAAGCGCGGTCGGCGCAATAGCCGGCGGTGTCATTGGTTATTTCGCTGGCGGCGGCAACCCGGCGACGGCCGCAGAAGGTGCGGAAATCGGCTGGACGGTCGGCGGCGTCGCTGGCGCATTGCTTATCCATCAGCGCGGCCCGCAACCTGGCGACTTGAGGGTCCAGGATAGCGCCTACGGCAAGCCCATCCCGATCATGTACGGCATGTATCGCGGCGCCGGTAACGTCATATGGGCGGGTCAACCGCAGAACGAGAATAGTGGCGGCAAGGGCAGTTCCCCGACCGGCGCGAAAGTAAGCATGAGCTTCGCCGTGGGCATTTGCGAAGGGCCGATCACGGGCATCCGTCGCATATGGGCGAACGGCACGCTGATTTACGACATTTCGAACCCGTCGAATTTTCAGCAGATCACCGGCAGTTCGCAGATGACGACGGGCTTCGTCGCCTATCTCGGTGACAATTTGCAGCTCGCCGACCCGACGATGGAAGCGGCATTGGGCACTGGCAATGTGCCTGCATATCGCGGCTTGGCGTATGTCGTGTTTAACAGTCTCGACCTGTCTCCCTGGGGCAATTACATGCCCTCGCTTTCGTTCGAGGTTATCACCGCCGGCATCAATCCGACATTTACAAGCCAGGTCGGCGCGAGCTTTGTTTATCCGACCGTAGACGGTACTGTATGGCAGTGCTCGCGCCTTCATTCGTGGGGCGGCACGGCGACGGGATTTGGTTATGACTTCGGGTATGACGGATTCCACACGGTTGACTTGACCGCATACGGCTCGACGCCGCTTGCTGTCGGGCCGGCCGTGCCGGCGCCGAATCTGACTTCGTTCACCTCATCCGGGAATTCAGACCTCGACGGCATTTGGGCAATAGAATCTGGCGGCACACCGGCTTGGTATTTTTCGGACGGCGGCGCACCGGCAAGCGTGATGACGGGCTTGGCCGGCACGGGCATGAGTCCCACGACGACATTGACAACTTTTTGGAAAGATCAGTCCGATTTCTTCGTAACGTCGGCCAATGGCGCGCATCCCGTTTATCGCATCGATTTCGTGTCCGGTACTCTATTCGCAACATCCGTCGTCAGTGAAACTTTCGTCATGGTCGGCGGTTCGGCCCATAGCGTCTATGTAGTCGATACCGCAAATCACATCCTTTACCAGCTCGACCGCAACACGCTGGTTGTGGTGAATTCGTGGAGCAACGCGGCATTTACGGGCGTGACGCTCGGGTATGTCTTTAGCGATAGTGCGCTCTATCTTGTGCTGAATGGATCGCCCTCCAGCATCGCTATATTCAACCCCACGACTAACACGCTGTCGACGCTCGTCGGGACGCCCCCGTTTAACGTGCCGACTTCGATGTTCGTGAGCAACCCGACATTTATCGTTTTCGCGGATGCGCTGATTGATGCCAAAACCGTGTCCATCGGATATATGTTCGAAGCGCTCGGACAGACTGATATTGCACTCGCCGATATCGTCGCGGATGTTTGCACGCGCGCGGGCCTGGTGTCCGGGCAGTATGACGTTTCGCAACTCACAGACCGCGTGACGGGCTATGCAATCACCAACCATTCAAACGCTCGCGCCAATGTCTCGCCGCTCATGGCGACGTACTTTTTTGACGCGGTAGATACCGATGGCCTGATCAAATTCGTCAAGCGCGGCGGCTCAGTCGCAGGCACGTTTGCCTATGGCGACCTTGGCGCGTCGACCGGTATCGGTGATTCGACCAATGAGAACCCAATAACAGAACTCATCGCGCAGGAGATCGACTTACCGCGCACGCTCACGTTCACTTATTCCGGGCTCAATAACGACTATCAGGCGAACACACAAAGGGCGTTCCGTCTCAACACGCGGTCTAACAAAGACCTCACGATGAACGTCCCGATTGTGCTTTCGGACGATGCCGGTTTGTTGCGCGCTCAGGCGATGGTGTGGGCGGCCTGGGTCGGTCGCATCACATACACCTTCACGTCGCCGCTTTCGTATCTGCTTTATGAGCCGGGCGACGTAATGATTCTTCCCGGTGACATGGGACAAGCCTATACGGTTCGCTTGATTGATTGCAAATACGACGGCCAAGGTTCGCTACTTTGGACGGCAACACGCGAGGAAGCGGACATCTACCCGAACGCGACCTATAGCGCGCAAGGCGGTAATCCGTCTGGTTTTACGCCGCAAGTGATTGGCTATAGCGGACCTACCGCGCTCGCCGTGCTCGACGTTCCGCCGTTGCGTGACACCGATACAACCCAGGGTCTTTATCTCGCGGCATGCGGCTATGCCACGACATGGCCGGGCGTGATGGTCGATATCTCGCGCGATGGAAATAGTTACACCGATCTTTTCCGCATTCTCAATCCGTCAGTGATCGGCACGACATCGACGGCACTGGCGGCTTTCGGCGGCGGTAATCAACCGGACGAACTGAGCACCGTTACGGTTGTCGTATATAGCGGCACGCTCGCCTCGATCGGGTACTCGGATTTCCTTGCCGGCGTGAACGCGGCATACCTCGGCGGCGAGTTGATATTTTTCAGGAACGCGACCCTCATTGCGGCAAACACGTATCGATTGAGCGGCTTTTTGCGTGGCCGGGCCGGAACCGAATGGGCGATGACGGCACACGCGATTAATGAGCAGTTCGTATTTCTGGATCCGACGAAAATCATTGCGGCGACGATCAACCTTTCAGACATTGGCGCCACACTCTTTTTCGAAACGCACCTTTTGAACCTGTTTGCGAATCAGCCGACCACGCCTCAAACGCTCGCGCCGGCCGTCGCACGCGTCAAGCCGTTATCTCCCGTCCTATTCACGGCGCTGCATGGAAGCGCGGCGAGCGTAAGCGATATTTCGCTCGCGTGGATTCGTCGCGCACGTGTCAATGCGCAATGGCTTGATGGGACCGATGTTCCGCTCGACGAGTCGACGGAAACCTACACCTTGAACATTTACAACGGCTCAACGCTGGTGCGTACCGCGTTCGTTTCGGCCGCCACGACGTACATCTATACGGCCGCGAACATCACGGCCGACGGCTTTACTACCGGCAACATCATCACATTCACCGTCGCTCAAAACAGCGATCAGGGCGTGCTCGGATACGCCGCAACCGCAACGATCACGAGGTAATGCAATGTCAAATAGCACGACGCTACTCGACACCATCGCGACGAATCAAAGCAATAAAGAGGTTGTCGTCAATGCGCTGCTCGACGCTGCAAGCCCCGCGATGCTTTGGGGTCGTCACGCGAGCGCATGCAGTGGTTTGGCTTGGGGCTATTACGGCGGTACGTTTGTCGACAGCACTGGCGCATTGCATGCCATCGCCAACGGCGCATTGACGCTTACGGCCAGTACCACAAACTATCTCTATGCGGACGGCACCACGGGCGCGGTAAGCGCCAACACGACGGGCTTTCCGGCGGGTAAGGTTCCGCTCTATTCCATCATTGTGGGAACCACGACGGTCACGAGCTACACCGACGAGCGCAGCTATCAACCGAGCGCCACGGCCGGCAGCGGCGGCGGCGCGGGCACGGTAACGAGCGTCGCGCTTACCGTGCCCGCTGAAATATCCGTAGCCGGTTCGCCGATCACCGCTTCGGGAACGTTCGCACTCACATGGGCCGCGCAAGCCGCTAACAAGTTCTTTGGTGGACCGGCGAGCGGCGGCAGTGCAACGCCCGCAATGCGCCTACTCGTTCCCGCCGACTATCCCGTGTTCATCGCGTCAGGTGCAAGCCATGCGGCGGGCGCGGTTCCAGATCCAGGCGTAACGGCGGGCACGACAAGGTTTCTGCGGGAAGACTCGACTTGGCAGGTTCCACCTGGCGGCGGCACGAATCCATATGACTTGCTCATGTTTAGTCCTGGCGTGCCGGCAAACTCGGCATTGATGGCGCGCATTGTCATTCCCCGCATCATCACGTTGCCAGTCAGCCTTACCGGCAGCTATGCCAGCTCGACCGTTGCAGCTACGGCGGCGACGGTACTAACGCTTGCAAAAAACGGCTCAAGTATCGGCACCGTGAATTTTGCGATAGGCGCGACAACGGGCACGTTCACCTTTTCGAGTGCCGTGACGACGGCAGCGGGTGACGTGCTCACCCTCACCAATCAGGCGACCGCCGACGCGACACTTGCCAATGTCAGCGTGACGCTCGCCGCAACGCGCTAAGGGACTAGATCATGGCGACCTTTGGCAATATCCTCGCGGGTGGAACGAATGTAAGCGCACCGCCAAGCGGCGACAAAGCCGTGTCTGCATTTGTACTGGACCGTCAAGGCACGCTCGACCACCTGCTATTTGCAATGGGCAGTTCCGGCGCAACATCCGTGCGGGCGGTCGTCTACGACAACTCCGGCTCAGGCGGCAATCCGGGTGCGCTGGTCGGGGTCAGCAATACGGTTTCCAGTGCGCCAGCCTCGACGAATATTGTGTTTTCGTTTTCGTCACCGCCGACTTTAAACGCTGGCACCTATTGGATTGGCCTGATAACGAATTCGGGCGGTACGGCGAATTGCATCGGCTTGACCAACGGCATTGCATACAACGCCGACACCGGGCCAAGTAACCCCTTCGGGACTCCCTCGCTCGCGCCATATCAGTACCCCGAAGTCATGTTCTATACGCCCGTGCTCGCGGCGGGAACGTACTACGGGCAATTGCTTGGCGGCGACCTTACGCACGCCTACTCGGCCAATGTCGTCACTGTTCTACAGATCGTGATTCCGGTAGCCGGTTCAATTAGCAAGCTCACGACGTTTTTGCAAGCGGTCTATAGCGGTGCGAAGGCCAAGGGCGTTATCTATGACAACACCGGGCCGAGCGGTGGCCCTGGCACATTGTTGGGAACCTCGACCGAGCTTGTCGGCATCGCCATCAATGGCAACGATCTAGTGTTTCCTTCTGCGGTCAGTCTCGCGGCAGGAACCTATTACATCGGCTTGCATTGCGATACGACGATGTTCACGTGGCACTTAAATGACAGTACGCCTAACGCTGTGGGCACCGCGACTTATACCAGTGGCGTACCCGGCACATTCCCTTCTGCGACCGATAGCACCGGGTCGTGGCCGCTATGGGCGACGTTCGCACCAAGTGGCGGCGGCGGCTCGAATCAACCAATCCTTATTGCCTGCACCTAATTTCACCTCTTCTCAACCAGCCGCCGTTTGGCGGCTTTTTTTATGGATCTCGCCATGAAAAAGCTTCTGCAATATCTTAAAAACGTCGCCGTCGCAACGGCCCATATGATCGCAGCGCCATTGCGCCTGTATCGCCCGCGGCCGACCGAAAGCTACATTCTCAACCTGCTTATCACCCTTGACGAGTTCGGCAACGCGATCACGGGCGGCGACCCGGGCGAAACAATCAGCAGCCGATCGGCGAAAGCGCGCGTCGAGGGTCGCATGTGGGGTTGCGTCATGTGCAAGTTTCTCGGCACCGTCGCGACATTAATTGCCCGAAAAACAACCGACCACTGCGCGCTTTCGCTGGACCCCACGGAGGGCAAAAACGCCGTTATCCCGGATTAATAAACCACAAATACAACCGCAGGGGTGAACGGTATGGAAGACGAAGGCGAACGCAAATTCACGACGGCGGATATTGAGGCGATCGTCAGTGAACTCGAAAAGCGGGCTCTCGAGCGGTTTCAAAAGAATGTCGGCAAGGGGCTGATTATCTTTTGTTCCAAATGGGTGATCCGCGCCATATTCGGGCTCGCGATGTATGGCGCCGGCTCGTCGGGCATTTTGAAAAAATTGGGGCTATGAGATGAGTTCTTTCGACGACGCATTTGCGCTGCTGATCGGCAGCGAAGGCAAGCTATCGATGGTGCATAGCGATCCAGGAAACTGGACGGGTGGCAAGGTCGGCGCCGGCACGCTCAAGGGTTCCAAGTACGGCATCTCGGCGGCGCAACACCCTGACCTTGATATCGCGAACCTGACGCTCGACGATGCCCGAGGCATCGCCAAAGCCCATTATTGGGATACGTTGCATCTCGACGAATTCGACTCGCGCGTGGCCTTTCAAATCTTCGATGCGAACTATAACGGCGGCCACTGCGTTCTATGGATGCAACAGTCGTCGGGTTCGCCGGCTGATTGCAAGCTCGGGCCGGTCACGATTGCCGCAGTCAAGGCCACGTCACCGTTGAATTTCATCATGAATTTCATTGCGTACCGCATCGAATACCTGGTCGATTGTAAGAATTGGCCGTCGGCAAGTCGCGGATGGTCGCGGCGCATGGCGAAGAATCTCAGGACAGGGGCAAAATAATGGATCTCGCAGCACTCGGCGTCGCCGTTGCCAAAATCGGCCTTCCTCTTCTCGGCGCCGTTTTGCCGATCCCTGGCGGCGCGGCCATCGGCATGGCGCTCGCGTCGCATATCGGTTCGCCGACATCAGATCCGGCCGATATTTTCGCCACCCTGACGCAAACCGCCGACTCGCTGCAAAAGGCGCATGAGTTCGAGCTGACGCACCAGGCCACGATGCTCAAATTGAAACTTGACGCCGATCAGGACAGTTACGCGACGGAGGTCGACGACCGAAAGAACGCGCGCGAGAAATTCGCCGCCAATAGCGCGCCCGACGGGATCGCCATTCTGGTGCTTGTCACATTCGCCGCGACGATGGCTATCGTGCTTTACGGATGCTGGAGTATCCTCGCCGGCGGGCTCACGATCAAAGACGTCGCGGTCGTCGCGGCCGTCTCGGGCCTCGTCGGCTCGATCGTCGGTTATTTCGCCGCGAACGCTCAAACCGTCCTGAATTTCCGATACGGGGGTTCGATGGGCGGCGACAAGCATGCAACGCAGCTCGCGAATGGCTTTCAAGCGTCCATCGTTGCACTGAGCAACCGGCAGCAGCCCGCCGTGACGTTTCCCGCGCCGTTGCCTATACCATCGCAGCCAGTGACCCCCACGAGCGGCGCCAACGCCGATTCCGATGCCGCGCCGGATGATGGCGATGGGCCGCCGAGCCCGGGCGCGCAGGGTCCAATCTATAGTGGCGGCAGCTAG